TCCGAATGAAACATAAAAAACCTATTAAAATCAAGGGATTAAGTGTGGTGATCCCTACGAGATTCGAATGTGGAATTTACTGTATCTCATCATGCCTTAAGCTCTCTAACTCAAGCCCACATTAACAATGTATACTATTAGATACTATCAGTCAACACTAGCTTCAAACTCGTAGGACACAATTTTACCACAGTAATTAAACGATTGTGGTTTAACTTTACTCGTAGGGATGATTTTGGTGGGAATTGTGATTTGATGGGAAACGTCATAATCGCACATTATTTATAGGCGATTTAAGAGCCATACAGAGGGCTAAATGATTTTAGATAAAAACATACATGGGATTATTTCTTTTTCTTAGGAAATCCAGCTTTCATGTTTGAATAAGCTTTAGATGATACTGTACTTTTAGCTTTTGATCTTGATGTACCAGCTTTTTTTCTTGCGTTCATGTTGGCGTATAGTCCAGGTTTTTTCTTCATAATAATTCCTTGTGGTCAAGATTTTTTATTTTTGTTTGCAAAGTTTTTAGCTGCGGCTACAGATCCAAATCCCCATTTCTTTAATGCTAAAGCTTTCCTAGTCGGTTGGCCTTTAGCATCTTTCATAGGGCCTTTCATGCCAGCGAACCTTGCAGCAAAAGATATTCGCCTTGGATTTGTTCCTTTATTAATTGGAGCTTTCACACCAAAGTGTTTTCTTCCAGCAGCGTTTAAACCACCTTTCGGATTTTGATGTTTTTTAAGAGCCATCAATTAATCCTTTTCTGTACCCATGAGATTTGTCGTAGGTAAGCAAATCTTTTCTAGGGGTGTCTGCGACTGAACAATGAACCCAACCAGTATTCCCACCTTTGTAAAACTCTAAGATGAGCTGATCGAAATCTAAAGTTGTTTTAATAAAGTAAGCTAGATCCATATTGCTAATACCTGGCACTTCAAAATCTACAGCTTGGCCTTTGGTATGTTGACTAGTTGCTTTTGAGCCTATCGCCAGGCAAAGATCAGCACTACGAAAACCAGAGCTAACTGTAAAAGGTATTCCATAACGATTGCGAACTGGCTGCAAGATTTTTTCTGCCACCATCCGTAGATAATAAATTCCATCTTCGTCTGGGTTGTTTGGAATACTTTGTCTTTCAGCGGTTTGGCTTTTTGTTAATTCCTCTAGGCTAAAGTTTGCTGATAACATCATTTTTTTTGTTCTTTCTTTAATTCTAAAACATGGAGATGGTAAAAGTAATTTCCAATCTTGTTAAAGAACTTGGATACTCTTAGATAAAACATAATCATTTTCTTATCTTTGCTATTGATTTAAGACCAAAGCTTGCAGCGATTGATGCAAGGATTCCATACTTGATGAAATCTGGTGCGGTGTTTAAAAAAAGAAATCCATCTTTCATGATTGGCTGTAATGGTTTGATGAAACTAGCGCCAATAATCATTATAAAAAATATTGTCCAGGCTTCATCTTTCCAAGAGCTATCCATACTAGCGACAGCTTTTTCATCCCAGTTTCCATCTTGCTCAACACGCTTAACTTGTGCGGCTACTTTAGCCACTTCTAATGTTTGTTTTAATTTAGCTTTTTCTTGCTTACCTTGTAGCCAAGTTCCAGCCAGAGAAGCTACAGCATTTAAAATAGGTAACATTTTATCTCCTAATAAACTTGAACTTTCTTGGGATCTATATTTGTTTGAAGTTTACAAATACATTTATATAATTGTGGCTCACCGCCCTTTTTATACTCTTGATTGTTCAGACCTTCTTTGTAGAAATTACAATCAGTAATGCTTTTAAAATGCACATTACTATTTTGAGGAGCGCCATTGATAAAGCAAGCTAGTAGAAATGTGATCACTTTGCTATATCTCTTAGGCTTTTCATTACATCATCTATGCTAGGAATTGAAGAATTTTTATTGACCACACAGCGGTATTGTTTTGGACAGCCTATTCTGACATCAGTAAATTCCATCTCATAGGTTTTTTGCGCACCAACGTAAATGCAAGCCATCTTATCTTTATAAACTTTCTGTGTTTTTAATCGGCATAAAGTCATGGTTGGTAAGATTATAGTTCCATTATTTATTTTCTGCTGGCGAGTGTAATCTTTTGGGGCATTATAAATTTTACCTTTGGCTTGAGATTTAGTAAAAACACTTACTAATAATAATAAAAACCCACCTATAATTAAAACTAAAAACAGCCATGCAATGCCTTCGCCAATTTGTTTTCGGAGCTGTTGTTGTTTATAAATAGTTTCTTGACGTTGTTTTCTTATCTGCCCTTCCATTTGGAGAAGCTCATCATAAGCTCCAGGATGCTGAGTAAGATTCAAAAATATCTTGAGTTCATACCTTTGTTCCTCAAGTTTCTTCTTGGCTGCATAAGCTTGGAGTGCAGTAGCTTCAATACTTCCAGCACCAAAAACCTTGCCGAACACTCCTGGGTTTTTGGCTTGTTTTTCTGCCTGGTCAACATCTGAAGCTGCTCCCATCCATCTGCTAATATCACCAGACATTTGTTCCAAATCACGCCCAGCTTGAAATCCAGATTTAATTAATTCAAATGATTTTGATGCGATTCCCACAGCTAAAGATATCGTTACTGGATCTATAACAATTCTCCTTGGGTCACAGTTTTTTTGGTTATTTTACTAGAAGGGATATCAAAAGTAGTATACTTGCAGCAGCAGTAGAAATTATGATCATTTCCAACCTTTTTATTCGACTTAACGTTTCTAACCAACGTTGTGAGCAAATTGCCTCGTGTGTGTCAATTTGTGCTTTTACTTCAGATGCTTTAACCATTTAATACCCAACCTTTTGTGTTATCTGCTTGGTATACATCTTCATCCCAATCGTAAAATTTACCATCATCAGGATATGTTAAAGGTGCAACCCATAACCATGTATCGGCTAATGTCCAACTTTCAAAAGGTTTAGGTGCATAAAATACATCATTGGTTGCATCATAAGTACAACCTATCCCTGCATAATTGCCTCTTAGTGCAACACCACCATCTGCATTACCATCTTGTCCATAATGGACATTGCCTCTTGTGTTATAAGAAGTTTGTATCCACGTTCCATCTTGAGTATCTATAAATTCTTGTTCGGCAACAATTACAGTTATTACTATGTTATTTTCTATTTTTGCAAAGTGAGACATAGTTTATCCTATTGAAATTGATAACGTATAATTACCACCCCTGAACCACCAGCACCAGTAGTATAACCTGAGACAAAAGTGGCAGCACCTCCACCAGAACCAGTATTAATTTCGGCTGCTGAACCTGATGCAGCACCTTTACTACCAGTACCACCACCACCAGCGCCGCCTGAAGCAAGTACAGAGCCAGATTCATAAGAATTTCCGCCACCACCACCAGCTCTTGGTGTTGACGTACCATCTATAGAACTACTTACTCCTGCACCACCAGCTCCAGCATTAAAACCATTAGCACCAAAATAACTACCACCGACTGCACTAGCTCCACCACCTCCTCCAGAACCTTTCCATATAGCTGAACCAGCATCACCACCAACACCACCAGCGTAACCTTGGTTAGCTGTACCAGCTCCACCTGCACCATCTACGTATGGGTTGCCAGAGAAAGCACCACCACCACCTGAGCCACCTGGATTACCACGGAAAAGATAAGGAGAAGAATTAGCAGAATTTATGCCACCACCACCACCACCAGCGGAGGTAATAGTTGTTATGTCTGCACCACTTATTAAACTATTACTACCAGCAACGCCCGCAGATGATGTAGATTGACTTGCACCACCACCTCCTACTGTTACTGTGTAAGAGATAGCACTAACAGAAGCCACTGATTCTGCACTAGCTCCACCACCAGAAGATTCTCCAACAACAGAAGACCGATAACCACCAGCACCACCACCACCAACACCACCTGAAGCACCACCTGCGATAACTAAATATTCAACTGTTCCAATTTCTCCTACAGTTGTAACCTCAAATGTTCCACTACTATTAAAAGTATGAACTTTGAAATCACCATCAGTTGTAATAGTTCCACCAGTTGCTACCATACCTACAAAACGATTAGGGAAAGAACCAAAGCCAAGTGTATTGTAACCAAACATAGTCATGGTTTAGCTCCTACGCATCATTTTTTGCATCTGTAGTAAAGAATATTTTAATGCCAAGAAGTCTAACAACTCCAGTTTGCCCTGCCGCACCTGCATCATTATTTATTTGGAAAAAACAAACATCATCTGTTGATGGACTTCCTGCTATTGTAACTGCACCACTTTCTGCACTAACCATTAAATCATTTGATGTTCCACTATGAGCCAAAGCAGTTGTAGCAATTAAAGTACCAAAGGCTGTGTTAATAGTAGCATCACTTGTGACTGCAATGCCCCCTAATTGCCAAACAACTGTACCAGTATTTGTTCCAGTTACAGTCCAAAAAGGTTGATATGTTATAGTTCCTTCATTCCATGATTTAGGAAACGCTATACTAAATTGTGCAAAATCATCTGCTGCTGCTGCAAAATCTAAAACTTTTAAATCTGGTCTTAGTGCAGTGGTTTCTACTTGAGTTAAATCAGAACAAGGGTTAGTTGTGCTTGGATACATAGCTCCTGCTGGAACCCATATGGATTCTTTGCCAACAGTTTTAGCACCAATATCTGAAGCAACTTCAGCAGCACTTCTACCCTCAACAGTAGTTCCTGCAACCTTTAAAAAATCGTCATCCGCAACACCGCTTGTAAATACTGGGCTATTACCAGAAGCTATACCAAGCGTGTTTGTTCCACCAGTATCCCCTTTTGTACCAGTTCTTGTAAAATGAACCGACAATTCATCATCAGCAGAAAAAGTATTGTTACTAGCTAAATGAACAACAGTAATTTTATTGTAACCAGTTTCATCATCAACAGCCGCAGTTATTTTAAATCTTGCATAAGTTGTACTATCGTTGATATCGACTATGTGTAAAAAGCCTTTTATCGTTGATGCACTTGAACCCCATGTCTCAGTATCGGCTTGAGTTGCACCACCATTAAAATCAGCATCATCAATATATATCTCAGTCACTTGTGCATATGTTGCATTATTAAAACGTAGGATTCCTGCTCCTGGATCTCCATCAGTTGTTGAGGTTGCAAACTTATATAAATATCCTGGAACAGCACCATCTTCACCACTCGCAACAAAGCTTAAAAAGACTTTGTCGTTATTGGCAAAAGTTCCAGCTGTATCTATATAAGTTAAAGCTAGTTTTGTGTAACCACTAGCATTTGTATTAGCACCAGATACTTTAAATACCGCCCAGGTATCTAAAGTGTTTGCTTTAGACATTCTTATTCTGCCACGATTTGTTGCATTGCCAGCAACATCATCAAAGCTTTGAACCCATGCACTAACATCTGTGCCATTTATTTCGTTATCGTCTACATAAGCGATTGAAGCTGAAGATAAAGTTGTATTATTAAATCTTATAAAACCGCTACCAGGATCGGCATCAGTTGTGGTTGTTGAATATGTAAATTGAGCCGCATCACCTCCTATTGGCAAGAAATCAGCAACAGTTGTAAGGTTTCCAGAGCTATCAAATCCAAGCGTTTTACTAGCTCTTGTGGCAGCGCTATCTGTAAATTCTGGAGTTGTAATAGTGTTTGTTTTTGATACCTTAAATGATCTATCTAATTCTTCTTTAATCTCTTGAGTTATAAAAGTTAATCTATCTAGGGCTGTTTCATGATCTTCAGCAGCAAACGGATCATTTGCTACATAATCTGTGCTTTGTGTTAAGGTAAGTGATCTTCTTATAAGTACAGTTTCACCATTTGCAGGCCTAAAATCACTTGAACTAAAATGTGCATCACCAGAACTACCAGTATTAAATTTAAACAAAACATTACCACCACTATCAGTTCCAGCGTTAGTAACAACGTAATGTGTGTTTAATGTCTTAACAGTTTCAGTTCCAGTTGAGCTTCTTATGATTACATCTAAATCACCATCTGCAAAAATTTTAAACCCATAAGCAAAACTATGTAATGTGCCATTACCACTAGCAGAATTTTTTATTATGGTTGTTGATACTGTCATAACTACCTCATTATATTATCTAAGTCTGGTGATCTTGAAGCAGATGTTCTTCCAGGTTTCCACCAGTAATTCTGCCCATAATTTCTTCTATATTTATTAACTGTTCTATTCATTTTACTACGAGCTTTAGGATCAGCCCATAATTGCGCTTGATCAACAACAAGTCTTTCTAAAGCTAACCTTGAATACCAAAGCGAACTGCCTGGCGTGTATTTGCCAGCAAACCTTATAAACTCACTAGCTACTTTTGTATCTTCACCTTTAGCCACTTGTAAGACATTACCAATAGTTAGATTACCTAAATCAGAAGCAAATGATGCAACTGGTCCTGCAATAGTTTTTGCTAATCCATCACCATAGCCAGATTCATTAGCGAATAAAAAATCTCCATAAATACCAAGCCCACCACCTTGTAAAAGTGCAGATCCCCAAAACTTACTATTATTCATTGGTCTAGGATCTCTACCCTTGCTCATTTCTTTTAATTGCAGAGCTAAAGCACCCATGACAGTTGAGCTAATTATGAAATCGCCTAAATAAGCTGCTTTTCTTCCTAATCCTTTTTCAGTTACACCTCTCATCATATGAGTGTTAACAAGTGTCACACCAAAGTTTTTATACATAGCAAATGAGTTCAATAATTCCCTTCCTAATGAACCAGGAGGAGCGCCACCAATTAAAGCAGTTCTTCCTCTTAAAGATGATGAAGGTACTGCATAGTTAGTTTCTGTATTAACCATTTCAGAAACACGCAAACTTAACTCTCTTGCTGTGGTTTCATCAACGTCAGTTCTTTTTTTAATGCCTTGAATATCTATAAATTCTGCACCCTCATGTTTATAAAGGTTTGTTGATCTTATAATATCCCATTTGTCTGAGCCAATTCCGTATCTATCAAGAGCGTTTCTTAATGGTGTATCTAATTGGTCAAATGTTTTACCAACTGAATCTCCCATAAAACCTAAGAACTCCATGCCGAAAGCCCATCTTCCCGCTTGTGTCCAAGGTGATAAAAAGCTTGCTCTCATAACAAAGTCTGATATTCGCCTAGTTATTTCTGGGCCAGATATATCGCCTACATATCTCATTTGACCAGAAGCAATGCTAGTCCAGCCATCAGCTATTAGATTTAACCTAATACCTAATTTACCTTTTTCTGTTGCTGTTAATGGATTAAGCAACTGAAAATATTGTTTCATTACACTTGTTTGCGGCAAGCCATTAAATTTTCTTGTTATCCTTTGAAAATTAACATCCGTTATAGCGGCAACAGCAGCAGATCCTAGTTGCGCAGATTGCAATATTTGTCTAGTTCCAGCCATTGTGCTTGCAAACGTGGCGTTAATAGGAACATTATTTTTCCCAATAGATGCTTCATAAAGAATACCTAAATTGTAAGCGTGTTTATCTGCACTTTTGCCGCCTTCTTTTTGTATCTTATTCATTAAATAATTTATTGTTGCAGTTGGATTAGGTCCTAATATCTCCATTTGAGCTATTTCTTTGCTCATATTAGTTATGTGACCCATCATAGTATCAAAAGGGTTTGCTTCTCCATATTTTTCCATGACAAACAACCAATCGTCAGGGTTATTAAAAGCTAGAAATCTATGGTCTGTTCTTCTATTTGCTAATGATTTAGTTCTTCCCATTGAAGTGTTTGATAACTTATTTAAACCACCAGTTTTAATACTTTCGTAAACTTCTTTTAATGCTGGAGCTACAGTTTCTTTTGTGAATTTTAATCCAGATCGTTCGTCAAACATTTTGTTAAAATTTAATCTGTCAATAATATCATCTATAAATTCTTTTTCAGTTACTTTAGCAACTGCTTCGCTTTGCCAGTTTGTAGGCATACCCCAATCATCTCTTGATACAGTTGATCCACCAGCTCTATTTCTAGCTAATCTTAAATATTCTGCTGCCGCTTTCCAAGCTTCAGCAAACTCTCTTGCGCTAATGTCACCAGTATTTTCACCAAAGACTTCACGAACCATGTTTTTTAATTGAGCTTTATTCCTTACCTCTCCAACAAGGTTTCTTTTAAATGTAGCTAAAACTTCACTTAATCTTCCAGTAGCTTCTTGATGATGGGCTGCTTTTCTTTGTTCTAAACTAGAATACCTAGATAATGTGTCTTGTTCTATTAAAGCTAAAGTTGCATCACCAGTATTGTTATTACCATTCTTATCTTTATATTCAGAAAGATTTTTTTCTATTTGCCTAATAGCTGAAGCTTGAAGCATTTTTTTTCTTTTTTTATCAAAAGCTTCAAATTTTAGAGCATCAAAAGTATCTCTTGCCGCTTGAGCCTGGGCTTCCCCTCGACTCATTTTACCTTGGTATTCTTTATCTAATCTAGCAAATAAATCTAAAGCGGTTTTTTTCTGCTCATCTGATATAAGCTTGTTTCCAGCATCATCAGTTTCTTTATTGCCATTAACAATACAATCATCAAAGCTCATTTTACACAACCTTCAAGTCTGTCAAGCATACGTTGATCTTGAGAAAATTCTTCTTGCATTTCTTTTAAAGTTTGAGTTCTAGCAGTAAAACCACCACTACCATCTTCGATAGTTTCAATAGGGATTTCTTTAAGAAGGTCTGGATCAGCTATGGGCGAACCATCATTAGCTGATTTTATGTTTTCATTGTAGGTTTTTGGAGGCGTTTGGTCAATGCCTTCACCAAAAAAATCTTCTTCTAACTGATCGGCTTGTCTTTTTGTTCCAGTTCCGTTGGGTTCTGAGAAAGTTTCAAGTTGCTGGCCTGGGTCATTCGCAACCTTGCCGCCTTGCGCTGAATCATTGAAAGTGAATCTCTGATTATCATTTCTGATGTCATTAAATTCACCATCTCTAATTGCGTTTCGGACAGACTCGACAAATCTTCGGCTAGGGTTGGCAAAGTTTCCACTTTCTCTTGCGACTTTGGCGGCTTCTGTGAGGGCATCACTCAAGTTTCCTTTTCTGTTAGCAAGCGTTAGTAACATAGCTATTGCTTTACTATCTTGACTTGCTCTATCTACATTAGCTTCTTTAATTAACTGATTGCCTTCGCCTTCAATTCGATCAGCATTTCTAACAAGGCTCTCAAAAGCGTTCTTATCTTGTCGCAAAATTTTAACCGCTTGGTCAAGTATTTTAGATCGTTCAGTAAAAAAACTTTCTGAAATAACTTCATCACCAAATAAAGAACCAGTTGTTTGTTTCTCATAACCAGCTTCAATTACTTGCTTTACAATCGCTTGTGCTTGAAATTCATTTTCTGGTGGATTTTTAGTTAAAACTCTAAGTGCAGCGTTTTGTAATCCTCTATCATTGGGAATTAACTTACCAACATATTGAGCGTATTTACCTTCAACAACGCCATTAATAACCAATCCAAAATCTTCATCACTTAAATTTACCAATCGTCTAGCAAGTATAGCAAGAGCTGATCTAGGTGGTATTATTTCTTTAAACTTTTTTGGATCTTCTTTAAATATTTTAACTGCATCTACTGCTGTTCCAGATCCTTCTCCAATATTTTTTCTAGCTGCTGCAAGTCTAGCCATAGCTGGAGTAACACCATCAACTTCTCTATATTTAGATCCTATTAAAACAGCATCTTGTCCTTCTGCTTTAACTCTTTTAGCAAAGGCTAATCTTTGATGTCCATCTGCTATAAACTGTCTACCATTAGCGTATTCATAAACAACAATCTGTCCAGAACTTACAGGATCCCATTTTTCTGTGCCACTAAAATATTTTGTTTGTCCAAAAGCATCTGCTTCTTCTTTAAACTGAAATGTTTTAGCATCCACCTCTATTTCATCTGGATTAAATCTTACACCTATTGTTGGTGATGTTTGAGCTTCAAAAATAGAATTTTCAACTATAGGTGAGTTAGGAATATCAGACATATTAGGATATTCGTTGTTTTCCATAGCTCTGTCAGCTTCAGATAATCGTTGCCCATGCTCTATATTATCAACTAATGGATTAGAATTAACTGCATCCTCTCCTCGTGCTATAGCGCTATCAACTGCTGCAACTTCACCTTCATCTACAAATTTAGTTCCTTTAAAAGCATCAATACCTTTTTTAACTTGATCGTTTGTTAACCTAACTGTTTTACCAGCTATTCTAAAGGCTACTGGCATTGAACCACCAACAAAAGCACCCATTCCAACTGCTCTAAAAAATTGATCTGAGGTGTATTCTAAACCTAATTTACCATACCAATCTTCAACTTTAGTTTGTATTAACGCTTCTGATCCAGCACCAACTAAGGCATTGTTTAATACGACACCTAAAAGTTTATTGCCAGCACCACCAATTAAAAGAGATCCAATGTTTACTGTGTCAGTTGCCGCTGCTCCTGCTTCTCCTAAAAATCTAGATATTGCTCCAGATACGCCTGGTGTTGTTTGAACATTCTCATTATATAATTTTCTTTTATTTAGTGCAGTTTGTTTTGCATTTTCATAAATATTTTCTAATGTTACGTCTTGAAGCTCTGGCAAAATGTCTGGATTGTTTTTAATCAATTCCATAACTTGCTTACTTTTACCTTCGTAATTTCTTTGTTGCCCTTCGCTATCAAAAATGCCCAAAGTTAACATTTTGCCAGGATTCCAAACTTCATTATCAATATTAAGACTGCCTTTTTTTTCATTAATAATATCAATGATTGGCTGCCATTGCTCCTCTAAAACAATACCCTCAGAGGTTGAGTCATTGTTTGTAATTGCATATTCATAAGCTTTACTATTGGTGGTTGAAAAAGAGTCAGAACCTTTAGACATTGTAGGTCTATTAGCAAAAGTTGTTTTAGGGGAAAATGCAAAACTCATTCACTAACACCATATGTATTTTTCCATTCAATAGCATCAATTTCTATTTCAGCTCCATCAGTATCAGCTGCCCATACAAAACTTGAATCTCCATAAGTTCCTCTGCCTAATTTATAAACGCCCTCTCCAACTGCATACAAACTATATTCACCAGGAGAGCTATCTAAACTATAAAATTTACTTCCATTAATATTTTCCATTAATTTTTTATCAACAGTAATTCCATCCAACTCAAACAACTCTTTAGCACTAATGTTTTTAAGCATAGTTGTTAAATCACTAGAATTTAAATTTGGTGGTAACAATGTTGGAGTTCCATTAACTTCTTGAATACCTCCATTTTGTCCGTTTTTTCCTAGAGCTAATTGGATTGAATCTTTAAAAATAGTTTCGTCAAATTCTGGCAAACCATTTGCTCTATCTGTGTATATATCTTTAACTATTTTTTGTGTTGATCCTTGCACAGAAGGATCAAGCTCAGCTAATGCAGGGCCAACAATAGTTGAATATTCATTAGTATTTAGTCGTGTATAGTTTAATGGCATCTTATCATTGGCAATAAGCTCTTGACCTTTCATAGCGTGTGTGGCTGCTGGAATATTGCCTTGATTAACTAGACCCCCAATATGAGCAAGATCATTTGCACTACCAATAGATAGTTCTTCTATAACATTTTGTGCATACCTACTTCCAAAACCAGATACAATTCTTGCCACCATTGCTAATTTTAAATCTGTACTTACATTAGTATTTTTATAATAGCTTTTCATTGCCGACACTTCAGCTGAAGTCAAAAACTTTAACTCACTTTCATAATTGGCAGAAACAGCAAAAGATTTATTTATTCTTTCTCCTATTAATTGTTGTGAATTTTCAGATCCAAAGTTAATAGATTTTATATCAAAGTTACCATTTCTTGTTGCAAAGGTAAGCGGATCTGTCTTTAACTTTTGTAACATGTTTCTTTCTAAAGCTTTTCCTTCTTTAAACACTTGAGCTTCTATAGTGGTATCTATACCAGGGCCACCAACATTGCTTATGCCATTTGAATATTGATTTAAAAGGCCTGCAATATTAGCTGGACTTCCTTTTTTTAATTCATCAAATATTTCTTTTTTTATGATTAACTCATTAATTTCTTTCCGAACTTCAACGCCAAGATTTCCTAATGTTTTTGCTTTTGCATTTGCCGCATCAATAGTTTCTTGGCTTACATTACCAGTTACAAGGATAGTCTTTAATTCTTTTACATCTGCTTTTAAATCTAAAGCTTGTCTTTTTATTATGTTCTCTTGTCTTGTAACATCAGCTCTTAATTTAGTTGCAATAACCCTTGTACCAAGTACACCTAATGATTCTGGTGGATTTTCGATTAACGCATCAATATAGGCTTTCTTATCTTCAAGTGTGCCTTTGTTCTGAAAATCATATACAATCGTATTTTTTAATATGTTTTCTTTAGACTTTTGAGATTTTATTACACCTTCTGATTTAGTCCAATAACCAAGAGATACTAGTTTATCATAAACCCCACCTTGACCAAATAATTGAAAAGTGGCTGCACCTTTTTCTCCTTTATTACCAACAACTATTTGGCTTTCAAGTTGTTCAACTCTAGCAATATAGACTGAAGCTTGGTCATCAATTCTTCTGCTTGATGAATTTGCTCTTACAGAAACGCTTTTATTTAAATAATCAAAATTTGATTTAGATATAAAATCTTTCTTAGCGTTTTCACTTGTAAAATCTTTTTCTAATTTTTTTCTGAGGGCATCTGATTTATCTTCAAAAAACTTATCAGATTTGTTTGGGTCCATTTTTTTAGCTTCTAACTGAAAGCCAATTAATCCTTCATTAAAATTTAACGTAGCCTTTTCTTTTTCAGCTTCAAAAATGTTTTTCTTTTCTTGTTCAAGAAATTGAAGCTTTACTTTTTCTGCATTTTCTAACTCAGAGGTCTTAGTTTTTTCAGCAAGACTTAAAGCGTTTAAAGATGCACTTTGCGCAACTTGTCCAAAACGAGATAACGCTTGACCAGTTTGAGCAAATTGCCCTGGGTTAGCTTGAACAGATAAACGACCAGATCCAGACTTAACAGCCCTTTGTATTTCAGATTTATAACTTGGTACTTGCATCAACCATACCTTGAATTAATTATTGATTTTTGTAGTGCGCTATTTGATTTTATAGTTTGTCGATTTAGATTAGCGTTACTTTGAATACTTGCAGCGCTTGTAAAGCCAGATAACAAACTTGTTCCAGCGTTTATATTTGCAGCTGCCATTGCATTTCTTCCATACAATCTATTTAAATTACCCTGCATCTTGTTTTGAACAGCGCTTTGTTCTAATTCTTGAACACCAACCGCTGAATTATATTTCATAATAGCAATCTCCTCGTCTGCTTCTTTTGCATTAGCAAGAGCTACTTTAAGTGGTGTGCCGCCTTCAGCAACAAAACCATTAAACCTAAAGGCTTGACTAGTTGCATCTTGTAAATCTGAAAACTCTCTTTGAAACCGAGCAATACTTAATCCATTAGCAAGCTTTAACTGAATGGCATCTTGCTCGTCTGCTAAAGCGTTTCTATCATTAATAGAAGCGTTATAATCATTTGCCGCTTTTGTTTGCTTGCCAACAGTTCTTGCTCCATTAGCCGCCACTACTGAGGAAATAATCGTTGATGCGATAGCTGCTTCTACACTCATCTATAATACCTTTGCAAATCTGAAATAATCGCTACCATCTGGGCCATATTTTCGCATAAGACCCTCGTTTTCTAACCCAAGAAACTCTGCAAACCTTTGCGCTTCTGGCCAATCTGCTCTAACCGCTGCTTGGATACGCACTAGTTCTTGTTCCTTAATAAGAATTTTTAAGTATTTAAATATTAATTTAATTATTGGCCTTACTTTAGAATGGACTCTATCAGTTGATAAAAACCAAACCTCCGCAACACCAGGCCATAACTGCTTTATCCCAGCGCAAGCTATTAAATGTCCATTATCTATGGCGCTAAACGATTGCCCAGGCACACATAAGCTTTCTGCAAAATCTAAATATTTACTAATATGATGCGGCGCACCCTTATTCATTTTACCATCTAAAATTTCTTTGCCATGTTCGGGCTTATAATCAGCAATAATCATTGATCGAAAGTCTGTAGCCTTGGAAAGATAGCAAGTATTGTCGCTGGCAATGGCTGATTTTGTTTAATAACAATGAATCCATCATTATCAAAGCCACCCCTAAACTCAACTTCTTTATCTCCAGTAAACATAGGTAAGGCCGATCCCATAACATTTGCTGAACTTCTAAAAGGTATTCTGTCTATTTCAGTTTCAGAACTACCGACTGAAATTCCAGCTGTGTTGAAAAGTCTTAATGTAATGTCGTGTATTCTTTTGATTTTACCTTGAGCTGTGCCTTCTGTACCTCCAGCATCAACACGCATAGTTTGCAATATTGAATTATAAGCTAGACCAATATGAGCCTTTGTAACTGATCTATCTAAAGATATAGCGCCAGATGCCACCACCTTATCTGGATGAGTTGCACCATTCGCTAATATTGAAACAGTTTGCCCTTCTAAATGATTTAATCCAGATATACTTGTTGCGGCTGATCCAGAATACGTTAAGCCACTATCAACAAAAAAAGCATCTTCAACGTCATTGCCAAAATCAAAAGCTGAGAAATACTCAATAAATCTAACTGTTGCTCCATTAACTGTTCTTTTAACAATCATATATAATGAATCTTCATTAAGATCACCTGGCACAACCGCTATACTTTCAACAACCGCTTGACTTTCGTTTGCTGTTTCAAGCCTAGTTGTGTCAGAACTAAGACAACTCAAAAAGCCAGTTGAGCTATGTATAGTTTCAGTTATCACAACTATTGCTGCACTAGGATTAGCCACAGTAAAATCTGCATGAGCGTTTATTGCTGTAAATATGTTATCAGCTGTAGTGTTGTTGTTTGTGTTTGGCCGAAAACCAGTTGCACTTGCAGGGCTAGAACTCCCTGCTGCTTCACTCGTAAAGGTTACTGTTGATCCGTCAGACTTTGTAAATGTTAATGTTGTGCCTACTGCTATGTTTGCATAATCACTAACTGTAACAGTACACTCACCAAATCGACCACCAACTATATGTTCATGCCATCCAACAACTTCTTCTTCTCTGCGATATGTCATTCCTACAAGGTTGCCATTTGTTAAAACGCACCACACAATATTGTCTGGCTCTTGTTGAAACGCTACATCTGTTATACCAGTATCAGTAATATGTTCAGCTAAAACTGTTAAGTCTGGAGCTTGATAACTATCTGTATCAAAATTATAAACTAATTCTCTTATTTTTCGTGATGCTCTTTGCACAAACATAGTTACATTGCCAACTTGAATTGGCTGAATATTTGCCGATCCATAATTAGCTTGTCGTTTTATCTGAGCGTTAGTTGGTGACAAGGGAACTGATGAACCACTTGCACTAACTGCAAACTCTCCACCAGACGTTCCAACAATTAACACTCGACCAGAAGCAAGGTATCTAATTACATTAACCTGGTTAGATCCTATTGTATAAGTTAAAGCATCATCTGCATCTATTCCATCTGCAAAATCTTCAAAGCTACCACCAACAGAAAAGAATAAAGTTTGTGGTTGTGCATTTGTGTTTCCAAAAACTAATCGTTGTTCATAAAACGTAACCGCTGCTGGATGACCAGTAGTTGTGCTAAACGCTCCTAAACTAAAATTATCATCTGCGGTTAAATCTCCATTTAATGTTATTGCTTGACCAGCAGCTTCATTAACAAGATCAACACTTGGCGAAAACAAAATAGTATCCGCTGAAACCTGGACAATTAATCCAGAAGTTATATTGTTTCCACTAGTTCCAGCACCAGTTATTGTTGCTTTTTGACCAACCTTAAAACCTTGCGTAATAAAAGAACCAGTTGTGTCTGTTATTCTATCGTTATGCTCTAAGCCAGTAGAACTTGGATCGCCTTCATAAAAGGCTATAGTTGATGCAACATATGCTGGCATTAGCTCGCTTCTACCTTCAGCATTTTCTTGAACTGTAGCAGTCACAACAGTTGCGCTTGTAAATCCAGTTACTTTAGCAAAACCATCATGCAGCTTTAGTAATCTGCCAACATCAGTTGATACAAACGTACTAGCACTAGCGGTAATAGTTTTCCCAGATCCAGTTCTTCCATTAGACGTTAATGTTGTATCAGTCGTATTTGGATCTTGCATAGGACCTCGCAAGAAAGCGACTTCTGATATTGTCCATGCTGTGTGACTTGTTCTTGTTATTTTTTGTACGGGGTGCAATGGATGCGTTAAATACATAACATCTGCACTTTGTGTAAATTTTATGTCTGCAACTTGGGCTGTTAAATAAACTGTGCTTACCTCTATTGCATTTGAACTTCCATCAACAACAGTTCCGCCATCTTTATGTATTCTAAAATATTGATTGCCAAACTCTAATATGTAAGCTTGCTCTACGTTAAATTCAAATGGTATTAGTCTGGTAAAGTTTGCACTTGCTTTGACTGTATTAACGTATTTCGTTCCAGGCCTTCTTGATGCTCCACCATGAGGATGAATTAAGAAGTTCTGTAACTTTTTACAACCATTAAAATACTTACTTACATCTGTTCTACCCTCTAATCTGGGTGACAATTCTCCAGCTGTAAAATTATTAAATGGTGGTGAAGCTTTCGCCATCTATAATCTCGCATTAATAAAGGTGTTAGCTGAGATAACCTCGCTATCTGCAATGGATGAAGTGTTTACAGTATTACCTTCAGTTGCATCTACGAACCTAGCTTCTTTAAGTTTTTCTCTGTAAAGAGTGGATAGTTGAGCCGCTAAAGTTATACTTCCAGATAAAGGATAAGCTATATCTGCGGCTAACGCTGCAACGATTGTTTCAACTAATAACATATCGTATTGATTTGTATCAATAACCCTTGCAACAAAAACAACATTAAGAGGTGTTTCATCAGCTAAAACTTTACGACCTTCAACTTCAAATTTAATATCTGCATCAGAAAGCTTGAGTATTCTCAAGCAGTAAGGATCAGTTGGTAATGTAAACTGATAAGCGTAAGTAAAGCTAGGAGCGGTGGCATCTGGTGCTAAAGCTTGCCTTGATATTAAACAGTTCCAAGGGTGCGCTCTAAAAACACTATCTCTTATAAACTCATATCTTTGATTACAAATTCTTGCAGCCTTACTATCTTCTGTTAAAGAGATAATATTAGATGCACCAATTTGATTTAAAGCTGAGTTACATAGTCCAACGATTGAAGCCATAATAAATTCCTATAAAAAAGGACAGCATAGAAATATGCTGTCCTTAAAGTTTAGTTTACAACGTATTGGATCATGAAAGCCATATCACCAGCGCTACCACCAGCAGCATCAAATGTTGCCGCTATATAGTAATATCCGCCTGGATCAACAGTATCACCAGCTTGAACATGAAGTCTTTGTCCAGTAGTTTCCAAACCTAGAGCTTCGTAACGTAGTTCTGCAATAGCAGCTCCATCCGCAACAGAAGTGGCAAAGATGTCAATGTCCTTAACTGCACCAGCACTTGTGTATATACCAATATCATAAGTACAGCTGCCGCCTAGTGCATCAGATCCAACTTGGATTGAAGTCACAACAGCTTGGCTTGGGATTGGTGCAAGCATAACAATATCTGCATTACCAGTATCACCAGCTGCCAAAGCCACGTTGCCTTGAGCAATACGAACTGAACCACTTAATAATGCGGCATCATTCATTACGATTGGAGAAGCTTCATAGTTCGCTATGAGCGTTGAGTTTTTTGTAGTCATATCAAATACTCCCTATTAAGCTGATTCATCACAAAGGACAGAAACCACTTTAGCTTCTTCCATTCGTGTCGAACCAAAGGTTGAACAATAAAAGACTTGAGTTGCATAAGACTTATCTGCACGCTCATCAATCTTCGCCATAACATCTTTTCCAACAGCTAATTTGACTCCATCTTCAGCCCATGCAAAACAAGTTCTGATGTTAGAAGCCACAGCTAATCTTGTAGACATGATGAATTTGAAACCCATAAAAGTATCAACTTCACCTTGAACAAGCGCTTTAATGTTAGAAAAATCGCTTGATGTTACCTGGGTTGTACCAAGTAAAGCTTCAACTT